CCGTACAGCCTGTGAACAAACGGGCTTGGTCGATGTCAGCAGCATAGTCTTCGATAGAGAAGAACTTAGGTGTTGTACCAACTTTAAGTACGTTAGTGGACCATGTATTTAGCATGGCAGCTTCTAGCCAATCGTCGTAGTCTGCATCACGCATATCGACAGAAATGTCCCCACCAACCTGACGGTTACCATGACGGTCAACACGTGGCATACGGTCTGACTGAATGTCGTTACCTGCAACACGATCTTTAGATAGGTTTAGTGAGTGAGTAGAAAAAGGTAAGTTAGTGAAGTTACCAGCAGGTGTCGTACCAAAAGTGCTTTCTACAATGTACGACAGACTGGAACGTGAACCCTGTGCAAAGGCCATGAGTTATCTCCTAGTTAGTTGTATGCATACCATCCAATGGAAACAGGAACGAAGTAGAAAGGACTATCGACTATTCCCTGTGTTCTTTCTGCATAATCAATGTTTACAGTTTTACTGTTATGGGTAAGTTTAGTTGTGGCCTCAAATGCTTCCATGACATTTTTAGCTAAAGTGTCTGCCGCCGCAGGGCCAGCACCCTCTGGGACATAGCAGTTAATAGTAAAGATACCATCGTATCTTTGCTGTGGATTCAAGCCCCGTACAGTTGGGCGACGAGTAATAGGGATATACGAAACCTCTAAGTAGTTTTGCCCTGTTGTCGGATTAAAAGGTACGTTCTCATACGCAATAGAAGGTACGTCTGTTATAGAGGACAGTTGACTTTCCAAAGCAGCCCTAATGTCTTTATGAATATCTGCCATATTTGTTCCTCAACTGATCCATAACCTTAGAGTGTTTAGCATCGACATATCTAGCATGAGGTGCGCCATTACGTAGAACTAACCTTGTCGTGTTACGAAAATCTATCTTAGCTATATCTGACTGCATCTGTCTCGTAGACTCTGCTGCCATTGCTTTAGAAAATGTTTGATCACCCTTACGTCTAGTCAATCCACGGGAAGAACGTCCACGGGGACGACCTCTACGACCATCAGTAATCTGCCAAGAGGTTATAAAGGCACCTGTGTCAACAAAATACTTACTTAGTTGTGGGGCATCTACAGACATGTTTCTAGCGACAGCCTCAAGTGTTTCAGCAGGAAACTCTTTGAGTTGCTCTTTCTTGTTGTAGAAAGATTTATTTATAGTAATCTTCATTACTCTGCAACCTCACAGGTATACATGACTGCTAGACCGTTGCTGTAGTGAGTGGTAACCCTTACGATGTGTACAGTATCCCCGAAACCAGAAATAGTATCACCATCATCAGGAGCAACCGCAAGACCCAACGCAGAAATTACACACTTTCTGGTACCACGCCTAAGATCAGTCTCGCCTTGAATACCTACCTCAAAGTTATAGAAGTAAGCAAAGGCTGTATAATCTGTAGTCGCCCCACCCGACAAAGTACCTGTGGCTGGATCGTATGTCCCACCCGTAGTCTGTTTGTGCAGTGTAACTTCTTTGCCGAAGTCCCTTATCATGTCATAGGGATCAAAGGATCGAAAAGACATCTAGACCTCCTAGTCGTAGTCTGAGCCGTAATCTTCTCCACTATAGCTTGGTGGATTACGAAAGCGATCCCTACGGAATGAGGGAGTAATACGGTTAGTGTTGGCACGTATAGCGTCTACACCTGACTTGGTGATACCGCCAGCCTTAATACCAACAACAGCACCAGACTTCTTACCCTGATACTCTAGGCTTTCTGCTAACTTGTTATACTGCTTTGCTAGGTCACTGTAATCAGCACTTATAGCATTGTCTATTGATGTCGTTACCTTACGTGAGTACTTGGCAGCAACTATTCTTGCACACCAAGCCCCAGCGTAGTATACGTTATTATTATTTTGAGCCAGAGCAAAAGCGATCTCTTCGTTCTGCACCTGTTGGTCGTTACTATCTGTATCACCAAGTAACAGTCGGACAGTATTCAGACGACCAGAGGCCGTTGTTGTCCTTAGATCAGTTTCCTCATAACTCCAAGCCATCAATCTACCTCGTAATGCCCGTGGTTTCTACGCCAGCTACGAATAAGCCCACGCTGTTTGTCTAGTATCTTAGATGTTTTACACTTATGTTTCTCGTACATATTAGCGTTAGGTGTCTTAGCCTTAACTTTGGCATTGATACTCTTAACGACTTCGTGTAGTCCATCTATGTTTAATTCTTCTAGTCCATCACCAGCCTTAACTTCTTTTTCTAGTTCTGCATTGTGATGTAGCATCCTCTGATTGTAGAGGGTCATCACATTAGCTTCTGGCATGGACATCTCTTTCCATTTAAACTCTTGACCTGACTCCCATGTTCGTCCTGCCGCATCAAAGGGTACACGTACAAATAAGGGTCGGTCAAACTGGAAAGGCATTTGGTCTTGTCGGATCATGTTACACCTATCATTAGTAGAATAAGGGGGCCACTACAGCCCCCTAGAGTAAATAGCTTACGCTACAACTGCTTCAAAGAAGTAACCCAAGTCAGCACCTGTGATTTTCATATCATAGGACATTTTAACTTGGATGTGTTCTGCAACTTGCATACGCTTCAATGCATCGTCAGAGAATGACTCAACAGTGATACCCAAGTTGTTCACACCGTCTAGTGTGTTCCATGCGAATGTCGCACCAGCCATTGGTGTCATTAGACCTGCATTTGGAGCAACGTGTGCTAGTAGAGCATGTTTACCACCGATGAATGCGTTGCTTTCTGCGACACCTTCAACTGATGAGTTCTTCACTGCTTCCATGACGTAGAAGTTCTCTACCTCAAAAATCTCAGCCAACTTAGCGTTAGTGATCAATGCAGTGTTAGTTACAGTCGCACCACCGTTCAAACGTGCTAGGATGTCTGGGTGATTGATCAAGATGTCACGCACCTCTTTACCGACAACCATTGTGTTTGGCTTGAAGCCACCAGATTTTAGCTGCATGGTACGACGAGCGGCTGTTACGTCTGCGATTGGTGTACCGTTTGTATAATCTGACCACAAGTTTGATGGTGTAGATGTTGTACCCCAAACATCTGCTGCAAAGAATGTTGAAGCAAATTGTTCTTCACGATGGATCAACAGACGGTTAGTCAATGTAGCTGCACCCGCTGAACGAATGTCTAGTGCTGCATCTTCGTTAGCAAGAGTTTGCTGGTCGAAGTCCATACCTAGGCCATATACGTCTGCATAGTATGATGCGTTTGAGATTGACATACCGATACGGTTGACTTCTGTGCGTGGTGCAAGAGCCTTAACATCACCTGAACGGTTCATGTTATCACGGTCATAGATGTAGTACTTGTCAGATTGCTTCTGAACGCCTACAGTTGGGAAAACCTTGTCAGCAACAAAGTTTGTTTGGTCTTGTACATATGCGATGGTCAGGTTTGTCAACGGCTGATCAATATGTACCGAATTTGGTGTTAGCAATGGCATTTGTTATATCCTTCCTATCGCTGGTTACGCTGGTACTACGTTACCACCTTGGATCAACTCAATGGCAAATACTTGACCATCAACCGCTGATTCCAAAGCGTAACCTAGAACTACATCACCTGCCGCAGCAGTTAGTGCGTCACCAGATGCATCTGTTTGAATTTGTGCGCCAGCAGCAATAGTACCACCTGACGTTACCATAACTTTACCTGATACTACGACTGTAGCAGCTTCACCAGCCGCTGGGTCATTGATCACTACACCGATTGCGTTTTCACCAGCAGCATCTGCTAGGTCAACTTCACCGTCTGATTCCAAAGTTACGAATTTAAACTGTGATGAAGACAGGTCCTCACCAGCAATAAATGTCCGTGTATCACGGGATTGCATTACAGCCATAATTATTCCCCTTTATAGCTTTTATTGATTAGGGCTTTACCTTCGTCGGTCTTAGCTACAGCAGCGTATGCTTTAGCGTAATCGCCCTTCTTCATTTTGTTTTCATCCATGTAAGATTTTACAAGGGATTCCATTTTATCAGTTGCAGTAGCGAACTCACCGTCTGCATCTGATTTTCCTACCTCTTCCATGCTTTCTGCGAATGTCGCATCGGCAGCTTTAAGGGCTTCCATAACACCTTCTACTTCACCGAACTCAGCAACCAAGGATTTAGCTACATCTTCTGCAAAGTGTGGTAGGGCTTCTGTTGCACGTTTTGTTAGTTCTGCATCAGCTTTAGCAAACTCTGCTTCTTCCAATGCTTTGAGAATAACGGCAGGTACATCTGCTTTATTGATTTGTTCCCCTTCATACTCAATGTACTCTGGTTCAACTTTCTTTTCGATTGAGTCAGACTTGATAATGAATCCATTTTCGATAAGAGCCTTACGTAGGTCTTCGTTCTGGATTTTCAGTGTGTCGTTCTCAGCTTTCAGCAGGTCTAGTTCATCAATCTCTGCTGCATCAGACTTCTTCATGTCCTCGTCATAGGCTTTCATTGCCTCTTCTTCGGTCATTCCTTTGTCCATATAAGGCTTTAGTTTTGCCTTTAGGTCGTCTGACATCTTTTCTACGTTATCTGTCATTTGTTCCTCTTCGGAGTTGTCACGCTTGAATAGGGAAACCATAGCTTTTGCATTGGCAGGACGATCCACTAAGGATAATTCCTCTAGTTCAAGCTGTTTTAAAAGGTTAGCCATTATAGTCTTCCTTTATTGCTCTACCGCCAATGCTAAAGGCGGCTAATTCACCAGACTTGACCTTGGCCCAAACATCGTCGTTATACACCTTAAATGCTACGACCCAGCCTTCACGGTCACTCTGTATGCCAAGGGATTCACCAATCTCTTTAGTGACTGGCATAGAGTGAATGACTGCGCCAATCTGGTCCCCTTTGTGCATTTCTTTACCGACACGTACATGTTCCATAAACTTGTTTACGGCACGAACCAAAGTCTCTGGCTCAATAACATCACCTTGTCGGTCTACTACAGGTTCACCCTTTTCTGTAACTACTGATGCCCAACCGTATACCATGCGTTGTTCATCGTCAGCTTTAAGGATTTGCCCTTCTATATTCTTTGTTAAGTCTGACACTGATGTGCCTCCTTCCCACATACGACATGACCAATAACGAGCCGATGTCTTATCTGTTGCTGTATCACATGAATGGCGTGATCGGAAGTTGGCACGGGCCTTTGGATTGTCTCGACGTATTTCCATATTGGGGTCACCGAAGGTAACACGTTTTACTTTACTGCCATCCATAACGAAGACTTCAAACTTCTTGTTACCACCAGATAATCTACGTGGTTTGTTCAAAGTCACCTTTTCACCTTGGTACTCTGCCTTGGCAAACTCTTCTTTCATTACTTCCTGTACGATGACCCGTAGAGCCTCTAAGCGGTCCTCTGAGGGCTTATCTTCATCTTCTGTACGGTAGTAATCTAAATACTCTTCATGGCTACCACAGGGCATGTATACGGCCTGTCCGTCAATTTCATGCACATGAATGGCACCACCGCACCCCATATCCATAGAACGACTACGTGCTTCCATCTCTGTCGTGAATACGTCATTCGCATACTGTGCCTTTAGCATCTTCTTCGCTTTACTCTTAGAAGGGTGCGACGAAGGTAGAAGGTCTTTATCGTGGTTTGCTGATTTAGAACCACTTACGATACGTAGAAAACTATTGACACGAGCCATTGCCCACTGTTCTGGTGATTTGACATTAGGTCGAACACTTGCAGGATTAGTGCGATAGGCTCCAACGCCACGGTCATATACTTGCTCCAACATACGCATAGTAACTTTATGCTTAGACTTCTTGTTGTGTTCTTTGACTTTGTTCTGTAAAGCTACTTTAGGCATTATACATCTCTATATGTGTTTTCTACGAGTATCATATCAAAGGCAGCAGTAAGTCGAGCATTATTGCTTGTCACTGTGGCTCTTACGTCAATGTCTGATTTTTCTGGTATCGTAAGTGGTATTGCAAACTTGTACATATACTGACCACCTGCACCAGAGAACTCAAAGGTGTGTCCTATGCGAAATCCATCTATTCCAAAATAACGTACAAACATATTACCTGTAGCAGTGGCACTACCTTGACACGTGGCAGTACCTTGCATAAGGTATGCTGTATAACCAGCAGGTACCGTGTAAATAGCCATCAAGGTTTGACCCTTGCCAGCAGTCATACGTAAGATTGTTACAGCAGACTTCTGTATGTCTATGACACCTACGTTTGTAGACCCATCTGATATAAATGCACGATAAAGTCTGATATAAGAATTTGTAGATGTGACAGTACCAGTACTACTCAGAGTGATCTCTTCTGACTGAGCATTGTAGTCTGCATCAAGACCTAAGATAGTAATCTTATTACCGTTGTCTGAGGCATTAACAGCAGGTATGTCTACAGTACCAGCAGTTGACCAAGAGGACCAAGGGTAGAGTGTGTCGTTTACATCCCAGATAGTACCTGTTTGGTTCTGCGACATAGCAGGTACAGCACCAAATTTGTGTTCACTAGAGTATCCGTTGACTTCACCCTTGGCTATGGCAAGAGGGTCATGCTCATATATTTGTCTTGCCCAAGTTGTCATTAGTTCAACTCACCTACGACAACCATAACTAGGTTACCATTGTTAGGGAATGTCTCTATTGCACCATCGTTGTAGGTAGCTTCAAACTCTACATAGTAGGTACCGACAGTATCTGTATCACCTGACTGCCAGTTGACCCGTACACGACCAATAAGTGGATCAGGGATGATAGCTGCACGATCAACCTTTAGTGTACCTTCTACATCCTTGATGTGTACTTGAACACTGGCACCAGTAAGGTTAATGGCGTTACCGTCAGCATCTTGTAAGTTAGCCAACATAGATGGGCTTGTGTCATTCTGCTTAATGTAGAAAGCCATTGTTATGCAACCTTATTGTATTGTTGAATTAGTGTTACCTTGTTAAAGGACTTACCAGTGACTAGAACACCACGCTTAGATGATGGGTTACTGATTGTAACATCTTGTCCAGTTACAGTGAACGTACCTTCATTCACCCCTATCGGGAAGTCAAACAGTACATCAGAACCTGTCAGGGCAAACTGCCCTCTTACAGCAGGTAATGTAATCTCTGGTGTGAAGATAACATCTTCTGATGTGATTGTGTAGGTTGTACCTTCTGCAACAAGTGACTTACCGTCGATCAAACCTGCGTCTTGTTCAGCTAGGTTGAAGAGGTAAGGTTCAGTGAGTACGAATGGATAGTTTACTGTGAGGCTTACGTCTTCACCACCGACAACAAAGCTACCAGCTTCTGCGACAAAGTTATCACTAACGTCGAAGTTAATGTCGAAACCAGTGAGTGTATATGTCGTTTCATCTACTGGTAATTGTTCTGCAACAATCAGACCTGTGTCTGGTCCTGTAAGTGTAAAGCTACCTTCTGCATGTGCTATGCTTGTGGCTACAATTACATTCTGACCAGTTAGATCAAACCTACCAGTGTCTGCTACAAAGTTGTCCTGTACATCAAAGTTGATGTCTTGACCCGTCAGAGTAAATGATGCGGCATCGTCTACAGTAATAACTGTTGTAGGACTTAGGAATACATCTTGACCAGTAACAGTGAACGATCCAGCAGCATGAGATATGCTTGTGTTTACGTTAGCTGCCTGACCAGTAAGAGCATAGGTAGCCTCACCAGCTAGTAGAGTAACAGTAAACACTGATGTCTGACCAGATAGGCTATAAGCTGCCTGACCACCCTCTAGTGGATAATTGATACCAGAGGTCTGACCTGTTAAGCTAAAGCTACCTTGACCTACAACCTTCCTAAATGCAGAGTCTGCATCTTGTGGTGAAGAGATATAACTTACGTGTGCAGCAGATAGGACGTTCTGTACAGTAAAGTCAATGTCTTGACCCGTGACAGCGTAAGTACCTTCGTCTACTGGCTTAGTTACGACTAGAGGTGAAGTCTGACCCGTCAGAGTAAATGTAGCTTCACCTGCTGTTATGGATATTGAATCAATAACGTCTTGGAATGTTAAGCTGTATGTACCTTCGTCAGCAGACAGCCTATAAGACAGACCTTCGCCAGCAGCAGCAAACGTGGTAGACGCTAATGGTGCAAATCCTAACATTGTTTACCCCTTACGGTTTAGTAGGCCAGTCGTCCTCGCCTAAGTGAGGCCAGTTAGCGTGTGTTGTAATGTCACGTAGAGCCTGACGGTATGCCGTTTGTTCAGCAGTCATAGTCAAGTCAGATGATGCCCACCAATCAGTTTCTGCAATTAGACGATCACGTTCATTGCGATTACGTTCTGATGCATCACTGTCAAGACGAGCCTGATACTCAGCTTCCTGTTCAGATTTAGTACCTAGTTCAGCATCATCTGAGAACATGTCAGCAATTTCCCATGCCTCAACCCAGTTGCCTAAGCTATCTTGTACGACACCATTACGGCGTACTGTTTGATATGCACCAATGCCCTCTGTAGGTTTAGGCGCACGTAACACTGGGTCTACGTTTAGTGCGTCAAAGGTGAACTCATTCCAGACTTTAGGGAGTGACATATTAGGATTGTCACGCCTTAGTTGTCCTTGGTTCTTTAGTTCACCTGTTGTGCGATCACGATATTCAGTCATTAGTTGATACTCCTTTCTGACCTTGGGTTATCATGCGACTGCGTTCCCCGAAGGGGTAGTACTAGTGGCTATGCCACTGCGTAGAAGATGTATGAGGCACTAGAAACATTTACTTGCCCACTCGCACCTGAAACAGACGGGCCGTTGACTATAAATCCTGAACTGTTTGGATCAATGTCATCATAGGTAATTTGTGCTGATGTAGAGTTAAGTGCAAGGTAGCCATCAACTCCGCTTACTATCCCACGTACTGTATCGTAAATCGTCCAAGAACTTCCACTATCTGTTCTTTTTATTAATATAAATCTTGCGCCATTACTAAAACCACAATCTATAGTTTGACTACTTCCATTACCCGTAAAGCTGCCTACCTTAGACACACCATCTAGGCTTGCGAATAGAAAACCTATGCAATCGTCACCTGTCCCATATCCACCAGCGGCATTTGATAAAAGCCTTATACTGGTACTAGAGAAGTCTCTATGGTATCCTTGTTGTGCTGATGCATTATAAGCAAAACCTTGGAATGCATGTCTGTCGTTTTGGCTAGCACTATCCCAGCCTGTCATATCCTTATGGGCAATCCACCAATCACCAGAGCCGCTTCCACTATCATCTCTATTCTTAGTCCATATCATTTCTGGAACTACACCAAGATTGTGATTAATAGTCTGATCGCCTGTTCCGTCTACTTTCCAAGTAATAACATCAAAGAAGTTGGGGGCACGTTTCCACATCCAAGCATAGAAACTAGTATTCCTAACTGGCCCATAAAAACCCGTCATAAAATCCCAATCTATATCGCCATCTGCTGCTTCTACACTGGTGAGGTTTGTGCGCATGTACCTACTGCCTTGCAGTCTTGAGGATGTTTCCCAGTTATTCCCGCTGCCTGTGTTTCTAAAAAATCCAAAGTCAGTTACAAAATTACTAACAAACTGTGGGTTAGTTGTGCTGCCATCACCTTGATCAACCTTAAACACATCAGTCGCACTCTCAGGCACAGCCATAGGGCCACGGCGAATGGCCATGTAGATGTAGGTTTCGCCACTGCCATTCACCTGCACAAGCGAATAATTTATTTTAAAACCAGAAGATTGAGGCCATAGAATGTCCTCATTGTTTTCTGAGTCAGATGTATTGGGTTCAAGTATTTCTGAATCTGCACCTACACACCAACCCCTCATTGAGTCCCAAAGTTGCCAGTTTCCAGAACCAGAGGCTCTTTTCACCAGCAACCACTGAGGCTCAAAACCCAAGTCAATCTCAGGGCCATCAGTAGAACCATTACCAGTATAACTCCCACACTTGATAATATCAGCATCACCATCAGGGCCGAACTCACCGTCACCATCGTTGTGGGCGAATAGGTAGGCTACGTAAGTAATACCATTTCCGTTTACCTCATTTCTTGTACCTACTGTAAAGTTGGAAGCTGTAGGTGCGGTGTCATTCCAGAACAGAGCATTGTCAACAGCTGCATTTGTATCGTTCAGCAAGAGATAATCTGTCTCTGCATCAGAAGCAACGCCACGATGATACACTGCCCAAGACTGTCCACTGCTTAGTGCTTTAACAAAAATGCAGCCCGGCACACTACCAAGATTATGACTAACAGTACGACCTGCTGTCCCATTTCCAGTATAAGTCACCACATCAAAGAACTTAGGGGCTTTGCGGAATGTCCAAGAGGCGTAATCTTCGCCTGTGTAATTTAGTTGATTGTTATTACCTAAAGTAAACCCGTTTGAGTTAAAGGCGGTAAGTGTATTTGTGTAAGTTAGTTCAGCACCAGTTAAATTTGACCTCAACCACTTATGCACCCCTCTTTCAGTATCAAATAGACTATGGTTTGAGGTAGCTACACTGGTTCTGCCTTTAGTCCAAACCAACCCACCCTCACCATCAAGGTCAATGCCATTGGTGATCGTTTGGGTAGAGCTATTACCCGTATACAAATAAGTGCTGAACACATCTTCTACGTTCAGAGCTTCACCACCACCCGCACCCGCTGCACCTTGGGCTAATTTTTTCCAATTTGCCATTAGTTACCTCTTATGCGGCTGCGTCTATCGCAAGCATTCCATACCACGTAGTCCCGCCGTCCCTTGTCCAGAACACCAGTAGATCAGTTTCACCAGAAGCGGGTGCATCAGGCGCAGTGCCGCCAGCCCAATCTACTGAACTAGGCCATGTGACTGTGCCGCCATTGCCTGTTAGTTGAAGGACGAAGCCTGATGAATAAGTATTTGTTGCACCTGAGAATGTGAAAGTTGTATTTCCTGACATTGTAAGGCTAAATGCACTTGCATTATGAAGATTACATGTTGGTGTTGTTCCTGAAAGCGCATCCCAATTCTCATATATTGAGCCACCACTTAAAAAGAAAAGACCAACACTATTAAAAGTGTACTGCTCTGAACCAGCTTTGATTTGAACTTGATTTGAAGAAAAGCTAACACCAGTGTCAGTATCACCTTCGTGGTATAGGCTGTTTGCAACGTAGATATTGTCTACGGCATTAATATCTCCGTTAATATTTAAGTCCGCTGATGCAATAATATTGGTATCATTCACCTCAAGCATTTCTGTACCACCAGTAACAACACGCCACTGGTTAGCTGCATGGAACTGCATGTAGGTGTCGGTATCACCTGCATGAAAGATTTGATCTCCAACCTCAATATCACCAGTAAATGAGATAGTGCTTGAGGTGCTGTCTGCTGCATCACTACGCAAGAAGCTGCTTGCCTGTAGGCCATCAACCGTATCTGCGTCTAGGCCAGAGCCAGAACCATCTACGGTTTTAATTGCAGTCAATATCTCAGATGCAGTTTGGTCAGCAGTAGCACCACTTTCGATACCATCAAGTTTAGTACCATCAGCCGCAACGTCACGACCATCTACTGAGCCTGAAACAGATATATTACCTGTTACGGTAATTCCTGAGCCTGTAGTGCTAAGTTTCTTATTACCTACATAATATAGATTTATACCACCTAAACCATTAATATCGTTCTTGAGACTAAGATAATTACCAGAGTCATTTAATAACTCAAAATCACTAGCTAGGATTTTTACAGTTCCTGTGCCAGCATCTTTGATAATGCTATTAGACCCATCATGGTAAATTTCTAAGTCAGACCCTGCGCCGAAGACGGCTTTGTCGTTATCTCCGAAGGATAAGTTACCCGTCAAAGTACCGCCAGATAACGGTAGATATGTCGTAGCTACAGCGTCTAGAGTAGCACCATCAGCAGATACGTCACGACCATCGAAGGTCTGACCTGCTGGGAACGTAATTGTACCACTAAAGGTAGGACTTGCTGTAGGTGCTTTAGCATCTAAGGCAGTCTGTAGGCCATCTACGTTAGAGATAACGTGTGCGTGGCTATCGTCAGCGACAGTGGTAGTAATGGAAATATTACCAGAACCATCTACACCTGTGGCTGTACCTGAGACATCCCCCGACAGAGTAACTGTACGGGCGGTTTCCCAAGCAGTCGCTGTAGCAGCATTACCTGTGGTGTCTTGGTTACCAGTCGTATTAACACCAGCTAAGTTGATGTTAGCTGTACCGTCGAAAGATACCCCACCGATTGTACGTGCAGTCTCTAAGGCTGTAGCTGTAGCTGCATTGCCTGTAGTATCTGCTGAGATAGTGGAGTCTAGGTTGAACGTAGTACCACTAAGGGTAATGCCTGTCCCACCAGAGTAAACAGCAGTAGACTGAATTTGAGTAAAGGTTATACCTGTGGTACCGAAGGTAATGCTACCCTCAGTATTCATAACGTATAGTTCACCAGCACCTGCGTTACCTTCTTGTACAAAGAAAGCATCACCTTGGCCTAGTGCATCAGGATCAGAAGCACCGTAGCTGTCTGCATCAGTAGCACGGGTAAGAACCCAGTTAGTGCTTGCAGAACCTACGTTAGTGACTGTGTAGATACCATTCTCAAATGCATTGGTTTGTTCATAGATAAGAACACGGTCGTTAAGGACCATAGTGACCCCATCAATGACCAATGCAGCCTGAGTACCTGAGTTAGTAAGGGTTGCACCTACACCACTTGAACCATTGTCGTATGTAGCTGTAAGGTTACCCTCTTGCTCGACACGTACTGGATCGTGGTAGTGAATACCAGCGGCTGCAATCGTATCGACATACTCTTTCGTGGCGGCTCCTAATGCCGTAGTCGGATCAGCATTTAGGATCAAGTTGCCAGTCATAGTACCGCCAGACTTGTCTAGCTTTGCGTCTAGATCAGCCTGTAGTCCATCGACATTGGCAATAACGTGATTATGACTGTCATCAGCAACGGTAACAGTCAAGGTCGCATCTTCTAAGTCTGTAAGCGTAACAGACCCACTGGCATCACCAGCGAGTGTAATGGTCGGGCTAAAGTCTTGTGCTGCTGGGCCGATGAAGACGACTGCGCTACCTGACAGATTGATTGCAGCGTCTGAGTTGCTGCTTTCTGTAACTGTACGTGTGAGGGTGGTACCAGAAGCAGTATACGTACCTGTACCTACTTCCCAGTTAGCACCATCCTCAATAACGTAACGGACTACATCTCCATCGGGTACACCAGCGTCATCAAAACTTTGGTAGCCATTTTCAGCAGAACCTAATGTAATTGTGCCAGTGCCAGTTGTGCTGGTGGACATTCTGGCTCTGTTGACTAGCTTGACCATTTCTTATTTCCTCTTAGGCGATCTGTAGTACGCCGTTAGCTGCTGAGAAGTCGATTGTTAGTGAGTCACCATCGTTTAGTGTCAATGATGAACCGTAGTCGTAGTATCCGATCAGTGGGTCGGCTGGTGTTGCCACTGTGTCGTTATAGATGTACACGTAACGGAAAGGACCAGTAGAACCACCAGATGATGTCAATGTGATGTCTGATAGAACTAGCTTATATGTTCCTGATGTCTGTGTAGACGAAGTAGTAGTAACATTACGAGAACTTAGGTTAGTATATGCAACTTCTGTTACGTTACCTAGGATGCCGTTACCATCTGATGATGGATCAGAAGATTCTGATGAAGGTGCTGTATTTGATAGAGCAACAACAACTTGATCTGATTCCAAGTCCATGTTGTGTACAGCGTTGACTACGAAGTCATTTACCTTATTGAAGGTAGCCATGATTAGTTTTCCTTATCTAATTGAGTTTGGTCAGTATCGCCCTCTTGATCTGGGTTGTACCGAAGTTCAGCGATGTCCATCAAGTCCTGAATTACTTCTGGATGCGACGACACATCAATGTTTGCACCATTTAGGTTACGTAGGAACGCTGCAATTTCACGCAGGTCATGTGGTGCTACATCCCCTGCAACAATAGTTGGCATGAGATCATAGTTCAGACCGTTCAACTCCCATAGGCGTTCTACCAACTGTTTGTTGAGAACATCAACTATGGCTTGGATGTAACTCTCAAGCGCACGAAGGAACAGGTCTGTCTTAGACTTGGACAGGGCATATGAACCAGTGTTGCCACCACCAAGCATAAGAAACTCTGAAAGTACAGAACGAGCAATGTCGTGCTGGTACCGTTTTACAATCGGGTCTATGTCTATATTACGTTTACCGTTAGAAGCCATCAACTCAACATCTACTAGTCGAGTGTTGGTAGGACTTCCGTTACTATCGGGGTAGGTATCTGAGGGCAGGACGATGTATCCCTGCTCATTGAACTTAACATCTCTAAGGATTTGTTGAAGGTTGGTGAGGAATCCAGACTGAGCAGCAGTAGCATCAGGACTAAGATACTCAGAAGGGATACGAGCCACAGGAATACCAGCCAACTCACGCTCCACAGCAATAGCTTCAATGCTCTGTAGATTGTTAAGATACTCATACGAGGTATACGCATTACGTAAGATCGACCTTCCTGACGGATCATTGTTAATCGCCGTAGTGCGGTAGTACAAACTCTTACGACTAGGAATATAGTTAGTATTGTTGAACCCTGACCCTTCCTGATGAATGCCTAAGACATCACCAGTTTTCTCGTCTACGTCAAACTTAGAGATAGTCCAAGGCGCACGTGAAGCAATCTTACGCACACCCATACGACCATCAGAATACTTAGAGCCAGTCTTTTGACCATTACGTCTTTTGTAGACGACCTCAAACCAAGCAAATCCAAATGTAAGGGACGACAAAGCCTCAGATACGTGATCATCTAGGGTGTGATCCATATCCTTAAAAATACTCTCCACGAAGTCTGCTTCACGTTTAGCAGCAGGGGTATCATTGGCTGGCATGACCTTAATGTCTACGTCACGTAAAACTTGTTCAGTAGCGTACATGACCGCACCAATGGTGCTATCGTTGTCACGCATTTCACGATACTTACGTATGGCACGTTTGCCACGTAATTCAGGTAGAAACTCATCCGCACGGATTTGACCGTTATGTGTGTTGTCACCTGCGATACCCAGTACTTGGGCCGCTTCCGTTGCTGATAGTTTCTTTACCATCCTTCTTGTACCTTATCTTGGTAACCAAAAGTAAGACTAAAGCTATCTTAAACCTTTGGCATTGGAATACGCTAGTTTTAGTTGTGGTTTTGCGTATCCATTTAATGAGAGGTCCGTTAAAGCCCATACCATAGCATCAAGACGGTCTGGTGAGCCTATGGACCCTAGAGGTTCCCACTGTACCATCTGATCTTCTAAGTCGTTAAGTCCCTTGACATGCTTTACTTTGCCTTGTTCGTATAGTGCAGACACAGGTTCAGCCCGTGCCATCTTACCACGACTAGCATGTACTAGCTTAATCGGGACGTTTTCATCTTCTGTTTGCAGAGTATGACGGACCATATCACCACCTTGGTTACGTTCAGCGACAATCCTGTCAGCCATGTGTTCGTGATATAGTTCTATAGCTTTAGCTGCCCACTCCTTGGGACTGTAACGATCTGTGTGATCCTCTAGTACGTAGGCTGTACCATCCTGATCTATACCTGCCACGACAATACCAGTCATGTCACTGTCAGTTTTATTGGTTACAGCAGGGTCTACAGACACGACAATACGAGACAGAGGTGGTACCTCGTCCCGATCTACTTCACACTTGAAGAGCAACTCACGGTTCCATAAGGCACCAGAGGCTTCATCCAATATCTCTGCATATAATTCTTGCCTACCAAGTCTTGTACCTTCGTAGGTCTTCTTGACCGCATCAATGAACGTATCTGCTAAGTTTGCTGCGTTATCAAACGTAGAACCCTTAGAAATAACCGTTTTGGGGTCAGTTATAATATTTCTTAGTAATTTTGTAGTTTTTGGTGTAGTTGTGATAAAAACTTGCGGTTTACGACCCAATCTGAGTCCAAACATCATCATATCCCAAGTTTCTTGTGCATTTCGCCAAGCACACAACTCGTCTGTCCACGCTGAGTAAGCCTGTGGACCACGAAGACGCTCTGGGTCCTCTGCTGAGAAGAATACGGCTTTACTTCCGTTCTCCCATGTCAGAGTATTGTTAGTAGGGGACCAGACAGGAAACCCAATGTGTTTTCCTCTGTAGGTCTTATCACCTTTCCAACAAACATTAAGTAATCCACTGTCACCCTCAACCATAACACGGCGAACATCACCTTTAGTAGGAGCGACACAATGTACGATCTTGTCACCTTTTTTGATCCTGTGTCTTACCCACTCAGCACCAGCACGGGTCTTACCCCAGCCACGACCAGCTAATGCTAACCATGCGTTCCAGTCACCTTCAGGTTCTAACTGTTCAGGTCTAGCCCAGAACTCCCAGTTATACCGTAGTTCTTCGGCTTGGGCTGGACCCAGTTGTTTGAGTATGTACGCTACTTCGCTGTCGGGTAGCTGGCGTAGATCGTTCGCTGTTATCGGGAGTGTCATTCTTTTTACCTAAGAGTGTCATCAAGGAGTCGATTGCTCCTGCGTCCTCATCGGCATCAGAAGACCCTTCAACTTCAATGTTTGTTTGCGTTGGTGACCAACCGCCTTTACTACGGAGATAAAACTCAGCAGCCTTAAAGTCGCCATCTAGTGCCTGTTGGATCACGACAGAACCAATTTGACCTACAATATCTGCACGTTCTTGTGCAATAGTGTCACCATACAACTTATAGAATGTAGCTGAACTAGAGGGTGCTTGTTGATACTTCTGGATAGAAGCCATAATGTCCTTAACAGCGACACCATTCCTAATGCCTGTACGGACAGCTTTTGCGATAGTTTCGCTATACTTTAGTTTGTCCATTTATCCACGACACCTAATTAAAATAATGGGAAAGCTGTATAGAGGTACTATAGTAGAACTTTAGTTGTAATCTATTTGGGTAATATGTGAGTAGTTTTAACCTTTAGTATATACTATAGTATAGTACCTCTATACTTATATATAGGACTTTTTTTTATATTTGTAAACTTGAATGTTATAACTTTTTTATATGTCGTTGTAAACAAAGGAAACTTTTTTGTTGTACAGAAGGTATCATCGAGATTACCAGTGTTGCATAAATGTCACACTTTGGAATTTTTTAGTTTGCAGATGTAGGTGGTTACGCTTGCCGCCCCGAATCACCCGTGGTAATTCTGAGGGTCCCACAAATGTTATGTCAAGGGGTTGACAAAAGTTTTTCTTGCGCTCGGACCGATTCGGCGCAGGATTCTTCAGTCTGTTGCATTAATGTCACACCGTAGAAGTGTTACAATATAACACAAGACAAACCACGGAACACAAACGAAAAAAGACGACTCCGAAGAGTCGCCAGTTACACGGGAGTCAACCGATTGAAAATTTATGGGCCTAAAAGAGTCTTTAGTTCCTGTATAGACCATCCCGACATTCTAGACAGTTGCGCCAATGTCAAATTTAAGTTGCTGTCATATTCTGCGATCACGTCCGATTTATCCCAAGGGAGTCGTTTGGTACCGACTCCTGCTAGATATGGGGTATCTTGTATTGAGTTATATGTTTTCATACTACTAGTGCCTTTGCCTTGCGTTTACTTGCACCATGGGCCACGATTGCCACGGATTTACCTTTAACGGATGCACCACCACACAACTTACAACTTGCGCATTGTACTCTTGCCCCTGCTTCTTCACTGGCGGGACACAACACCTCTTTCCCTTTAACGATTGAGTCCAGTGATGCAATGACTCGGAACGTCCGTTGACCGTTGGACCATGCAGAATCTGCTTGTGCTAGTGAGTCCGCACTAGTCATTACTAGGTGTGGCATTGTGTTGTTCTGGTGGGTGTAAGCCGTGACATATTCCGCACCAGAACAAAGGGATTCCCAAACGTATGACGGAACGGCCATAGGATCACCATATGACCCCAAACGGACCCCACGCAATAGGCCAATAGCACGGATATTATCATGCCCCTGCATGGTGCTATAAATGCCCCTTTTGTATGATTTATAGACTCTGTTTGGTGCAAACAATAGATTCACGTAGCAAGTGCGATCTGTTGCCCACCCCTTGGCGTTATTATTGGGCTTTCCCTTGTGTGGACAATCGCCACAAATTGACGAGTCTGCCCCTGTTCTACTGGCGGTAATGGGATCAATGTCTGAACGTAGAATCCACGTTTGGACCATGTTTCCTGTCTTACGATTGCCAGAGTCAACTTGTGCGATTGCCACAATGGGCATTCCGTCAATTAGGGAAGGACCTTCATAAATTACAAAACTTGTCATTATAGCGACTCCCAAAATAGAATAGTTAGAATACCGAAAGCGGCAACTGTAGCGCATAGCATTGCGGCGATTGCCTCGGCAGTATCTAGATAAAATGGTGCAAAGCAAACGATAACTAACGTAAAGCACCAAATCAAAAAAGTTGCGGTTTGTAGTAAAAGGGTTTTCATGGTTTTGACTCCGTTGGTTTGTTTATAAGTTATTTTAACAATGGGGTCACTGATTCGCAACCCCTAAGTTAAAGCAACTATCCCGCAATGCGATAGAATTGACGCAAGGCACGCTTGTGTTCCCAAAACAGTGAACGCTTGCCTAGGTGGAATCCGATAGTTGTGACTCCCTTTGTGATACCTAGGCGATTCTTGATGCTACGCTTGCGATAAATGCCCGAAATTGTGCCTAAGACAACAAAACGATTGCCTTTTGTTCCGTCATTTAGTGGTGCGGTTTTGATTAGTGAATTGAACATTTTGTGACTCCTTTGTCGTTTGTTCTGGATTTACGTTACGCTGATTCGTTTACTGTGTCAACTAGTTTTGGATTGTCAGAATATGAAAGCAATGCATCATTTTCGCCTGATGACGTATGAATAAGAGTCCATCCCTCCGACTCTAACATTGATTTACGCTTTTCTGCGGCCTTGATTGATTCTGGATCATTCCAGCGAATTGTGACATATCGAAACATTTTTGACTCCGTGGTTTGTGTTTTGATGATTCCACCTTGCCTTGATTCGCAATGGGAGTCAAACATTAATTTTTACCCGTGATTCATTATAGTTATATATACACAAGGCCAATGTCGCAAAATGATCATTTTATGTCGCATTATGGGGTTGACACGTCCAGACTACGGGGAATCACTTTTTCGACCTAGACCACGCCAGAACAGTTTGGGCATTCTGGGGCCATTTTTGAGGGGTTTTTGGGCCTATTGACTCCCATACCCGAATCATGCTAAGGTGATTCCGAGGCTCGGTTTCTATCCCGATAACCGTTTGTGTTGGTAGATTCCGTCCTATTAGTTTAATGGTTAAACTATACACTTTTTAGGCGAATTAGAATCATTCTATAACTAGCTATGCATTTTCTGCATGGCAGCTATGACTTGACAAACCGCTATTTGTCTGAAGTAGAACGAATCATAAGAACCCGAATCGATTCGTCGTGCGTTATCGTGCGTCAACTGATTCGTCAACTGTAAATCTATGTCAAGGAGAATCTTGTTACGAATCGTTGTATTTTAGCCACACTATACCAAATTCCTTGTCAACCTATACTAAAGTATTATTGACAGCACTTTCGTACTACCGAATCACTACCCGAATCGGTATGTATCCGAAATATCCTGTCAACCTATCCTTTCGTATTATTGACCTATCCTTTGGTATAGCGAACCTATCCTTTCGTATTGATTCGGTCAAATTCGGATAGGTGTTGCAAAAATATCACAGACCCCCACAGTGGAAATAAGGACCCCCCGCCAGTGGAAATAAGGATTGACCCCCGCAGTGGAAATTGGTAATCTACTTACGAATCACCCCCGCAGTGGAAATTAGGAGGTACACATGAAAGTAGGCGATCCATACGTAGGTGAAGACGGACAATGGTATTTCTACACAGAAGAGGACATAAGAAAGATGAGTAAAGTAAACGCAATGTATCAGACCCAAGTGGAAGCAGAGTACGAACGTGGTGCAA